CAATACCTTCTTTAACTATTGGAATTGACTCTATTTTGATTAAATTTTCTTCAGACAAGCCAACGGCAGATGCGATATTTTTGTTATAATCAAAGAAACTATTTCCAGACTCTAAAGCATTTCTTGTATATTCCGTCATCAACACTTCTTGTATTGGACGTCTTTTACCTTTTCCATAATATTTTTCAGACATATCTTTAGACATTTCTTCAAAAATTCTATCTCGTATTCTCGTGGCAGATTTATCTAAATCTCCAATAGGGATTTGAAGTCGGTTTGAAAGTGCAGTCTTTGCTAATTCTATATTATCCTTAGTTAATACATTTCTTGCAATTTCATCTATATTAGTTACAGGTCCGCCTTCCGCAAATCCCGCGACGGTTCCATTATTTATTGCGGACAATGCTCCAAAATTCTCTCTGGTCGCCTTCGCGTTGACCACGAATTCGCCATTAGATAGTAACGCAGGTATGGAATCGGACGTTCCAGTTCCTGGACCTCTTATGAAACCGCCGACGGCCTTCTTGACGGGCGCAGGCGTGGTTTTAAGTTCCTGACTTGTCTCTTTAGTATTTGTGGCAATTTGTCTCAAATAATCGGCAGTGTCTTGACCAAAAGACTGTTGTCTATAAACTGGATCTAGTCCAAAGATATCTTTGAAAGAATAACCACCCATCGCATCGGAAATTGGAGTATTTAATGCCTTTTCACTAGGCTTTAAACTTGGAAAATATTCATAAGTCTTATCCAACATGAATCCAGCCAAAGGAAATGTATTTCTACCACTATCGAACATATCCTTCGCGGTCAGCGTGCCTTCCCATGCCTTTTTCAATAATACCTTAAAGTCATTATTATAAAAATCATATAAGGCCGTACCTATCGCTAAACCTGCCGCCAGAGCTGCCGTAAGTGCAATCCCCGGAAGCGAAAGGAAAGCTCCAATTATGGAGGCAAATATAATACCGGCAGTTGCACCTGCGGCTTGACCCACAAATGTGCTGGCGAGAATTACACCAACTTTCTGCCAAGCTTCAGGCATGTCTTTGGCCAAAATTTGACCGAATTGCAGACCAGCGGCAGTACCCACGGCTGCACCAGCACCCGCGAAAGCTGTTTGGAATTGGTTTCCAATTTCCGCTCTAGTGGTTCTGATGGCACCTCTTATTTGTCCTTCAACCGCGGTCGCTTCTCTGAGATTTGCAGCAGCGTCCGCAGTGGCACCTCTCTGTCTTGTTTGTATGGCTCTGCTAGCCAAATAACTATTTCGAGCGGCTTGAACGGCACCAGCATTTTGTGGACCAAATGCATTTATATTGCCGGCCTCAATGGCATTTCTGGCTCTTCCGCCAATTCGAACACCATTCTGATCCATCAGATTTGCGAGTGTTCTTTGGTTGTTCACGAGTTGTCTAAGGACGGGACGTAATTCAGTTCTGAAAGTCGCGGGAATGGCATCTACTCTCAATTGAGCTTCACGAACTCTTCGTGTGGCCAATGGTGCTTGAATTAAACTTTGTTCCGCAAATTGCATAGAACGCATCGGAGCCAAAGCGACGTTCGTGGCCAAGCCTAAAGCTGCCTGTCTACCTCTTGGAAACAATAAAGACATTTTTGCCAAAAGACTAAGAAAGCCTGGAACGTCATTTAAAACACCACTGGTACCTGGACCATACATTTTTGGAAAAAGCCGTTTCATTAATTTATCGGTACTTTCAACAATATAGTCAGAAATTCCTTTTAATTTTTCAAAAGCATCGGCGAGACTATTCTTTGTGGCTTTAATAACTTTGTCTTCGACCAAACGTTTAACTATGGGCCTTCTCAATGGACCACCGGCGTCTCCCGGTTTATAAGTTTTAATATTTAAGAAATCTTCCTTTCTATATGGCTTAGGCGGTTTTCCAAGTTGACTTAATGAATATTCCAAATTTCGTCGCTGTTTTTGAGCTATCGTTGGAACATAACGTTTCGATGGTTCACCTGAACCTTCATACCTACGTCTTAAAAGTTCATCTATAGATCTTTGAAAATTTCGTGCCAACTTTTCAGCCACAGTTTCCTGAGCTTTTAAAGTTACGGGACGTGTCTTAGGGCCTGGTGTTTTTAAAGCGTCTGTTTTTGCTTTAAGAATTTCTAAAGAATCTCTCAAATTCTTATTTTGTTTATTTTGAATGGTCAAAATAGGTCTAGTTTTTGGACCACCCAATTTTTCCGCGAATTCTTTTGCGGGTATATATTTATCTTTTGGAAGCTCATCATCCTTATAAGGTCTATAGAATAAGGCATTAAGACCTTTCGTAAACATTTGCAAAACAGCATTTATTGATCCATAAAAAGTTTTTCTTATTGTTGCATCATGAACATTCTGAGATATCGCAATACCCCAAACAGTTGTCAACAATGATAATAAAACAGTCCTGGTCGTACCCGCTTTAAAAGCACGCAGTATGGCGATGGCAAAAATACTTGTGAATGCGGTGATAACAGGTATTTGCCAACTTGAAGGGAATGCATTTATGATATCATGGCCAGGGAATCTTGGAGAAAAACTTCTCATTGGTCCACGACCAACATAAGAAGTATTATCAATTGGTTCACCAAAGACAGTACACTTGACTGTATCCCTCATTCCAAAGACTTGTTTCATAGTGTGAGCGAACGTGTTCTTATTAAAAGCTTCAGTCAATGCACTCGTGGTAGATTTCGTTTTATCGATTACAATCTTGCCAGTCTTAGTGTTATAAACAGTCTTTTGAGTATTTTCAGAGACTTCTGAAATTTTATCTGATATTCTTTTAAGATATGTTTCGGATTTCCCTTTCAATTCATCAAATTTTAATTTGAAAGAGCCTGATTTGATACTATTAAATAAAGTAATACCAGCAAATACGGCCGCTATGCCCGTGGCGATTTTTAATAAACCATACAACACTGGCCTATATTTCATTAAGATAGCTAAACCCAAACCTAAAGGCGCGGCAAATCTAATTCTACCAAAAGTTGCCATCACAAGTTTTGCAAATATTCTTACATAACTAAGAGGCTTTCCTAAAAGTAAACTGAACCACTTAGTTACATCTCTAATTAAATCAGGAACTGAAGATTGTCCAACGACATCTATATAAATATCTCTGAAGAATTGCATTACTTTTTCGGCCCACCTGCCGATCATTGCTAGTAAATCATTTCCAAACAGATTCATTAAATAATTCTTGACAGTGGTAAGAGTTATCAATAACCCGTTAAAACTAAAATCTAATTGAGAAATCCACCCTTTTAACTTAGCCCAAAAACCTTCTAATAAATCTAATGAAGTTACGATGAATAGATAAAATCTAATTTTGATATTTAGAAATGTTATTCTAAAATTCAATGCAAATTCACTTAATTTCAATGCCATGTTATTGATGCCATCAGCCATACTTCCAGTGGAATCAAAGATAGTCTTTTTAATTTCCCAAAATAATAGTAAAAATGAGTTTCTAAGATTTCTAAAAGCAGATTCAAACGTTATGGATATCTTATCCATATTACCACGAATTTCTGCCGTTTGTCTTACCAGCGCTTGGAAGACATCTTTGGAAGTAATCTTACCGGCATAACCCAAGGCTTGCATTTGACCTACAGTCACTCCCATGCCTTTAGCGATATTCTTCGCCAACATGAGAGAGTTTTCCATGACGGATTTTAATTCGTCACCAGAAAAGTTACCACGGCCCAATGCTTGACCTAACTGAATAATGGCCGCACCGGCTTCTTGCGCGGTGGATCCAGAAGCAGCTATGGACTTAGTTACAAGTTCAGTTATAAGAATAACATCTTTCTGACTAGCACCAAATGATTCTGCTGCAAGGGAAAGTCTAGAATATAAATTAGCAGTTTGACTAAGGTCTGTCCTTGTAGACATAGCTATCTTTCTAACGGAAGACCATGCTAAATTTAATTCACCTTGTGAACTGGTAACAATTTTAAGTTTATTATTTAAATTGGTCATCTCATCCGAGATGCTCATTATACTCTTACCTAAAGAGTATGTGCCCACGGCGATCGTCGCCACTCTGGCAAAATTTAATAGATTTTTAGAAGCCTCATCTGTGCTCTTTTTAATACCATCTACTGATTGTCTTAATTTGGCGATGTCATCACGTGCGGCTTTTGAATCAGAGATTGTTCGTAAAACAATCGCCATCTCATTACCTCTTAATTTTATACCCAGGATCCCTATAGGGACCCTGGGTATTAAAAATACATCAGGACTTAACTTCGACTATCGTGCCTAATGGCTTCCCATATTGCAATGCAATAGTCTCAATAAAGTGCGAAGGAGCTTGTTTTGATGAACCTTCATTTAGATATTGAATATACTCAACATCATTTTTAACATTATAGATATCATCTCTTTTATCTACATTCCAAGATGCTCTGGCTTGTCCAGTATCTATTGGTGTGGCTTCAACCAAATCGCCCAACATATTGGCGACTTGTATATCAGATTTTAATTTACGTTCTTCTTTTTCGGATGTGTAGAGTTTTTTAAATTCCTCTTCAACACCAACTAAAGAAATTTGAAATTTCATTCATCCTCCAAACTAAAATCCAACTTGTCACCACCGGTTGCAGTCAACATTCGATTAAACAAAGCTGAACCTTTAAAATTATTAGCACTCACCATTCCAGGTGAAAGATCTTCTTTAATTTTCTTACCGGCTTTTGGTGGATTATAAATCATTTTAAGAGAAGGAAAGATTGATTCTGGTTTAGCTTTAATACCTTGCGCTTGTAACAATTTAAAAACTCTATCATCATCTCTCCAACCATAAGGCCTCAAGTCAAAATATGCAGTCCAACCAAGCAATTCTTCATATGGCCTTTCAGCCAATTCAGTTATCGAAGTCCCCAAATGAAGAGCAATCTCATATATAAGCAACTCTTCATCTGAGAGAATTACTTTCCCGATTTCTCACCGATACCAGAATGTTCCATGATGGCCGAAGAAAGTTTGCTAAGTTCATCTAAAGGGAGATTATCAAAATCTTCATCCGAAAGATCTTCTGCATCGACCGTTCCAGCTCTGACGACTGTCTTCAGAACATTAAATCCTTCTTTCTCATCTTTTTCAACTTCTTTGGCCTTGGCTTGAATTTCCAAAACCTGGGCGACACTAAGCTTTTGAATCTTAATCTCTTCACCCATGAACTTAACGTTCTTAAACATCTTACGGCCAACTAAGCCGCGAATACCCTCTGGCATCTCATTCACCTTTGAAATTTTCGGAATGTTGAGCTTGGAAGTCATCGAGATTTTTCCTCATCGTATGGAGAAATGATAACGTTTTAAAAACTTCCTCAGACCTTTCCTGCGATGGCGTGATACCATCAGCCGCAAACTCTGGGACTCTCTCGAACGTCTTCCTAATGCTGATATCTATACTCTTACGCATATGTTTAGCGGTCGTGCGAAGCACATAACCCATACTAAACGGTTTTTGTTTCTGTTCCATATCATCCTTATATATTTAGGGCCGTACAAATGTCGTAACATTTAAGTACCTTAACTAAGGGTACACCCTTATTACATTTATTACGAGTTTGTGAACGCACCAGCAAAGACGGTCTGAATAGAGATAGTAATGATTGCCGTATTGGCATCTGTCAACTGAGGAGAAACCTGGAGAGCTTCCAGTTTTCCACCCCAGAAATACTGACTATTCTTACCCGAACCTGCCGAGCCACCTTTTACAGTTCCGAGACCTGCCTGAGTGGAAGCATAACCTGCCGGTTCAGCATTCAGTAATGTGAAACGGAAAGCATATGCAGTGCCATTCCCAACATATTTGCCAAGATAATCAGTGGCATTTTTCCAATCTTCTGGAACGAAGTTCAACGTCACTTCGAAAGTGGGAGCATCAGCTTGGCCCTGGACCTGCGAAGACGTCTTGGCACCGTAGACTGGCACGTTGACGATATTCGGAGGCGTACCCATCTGAGGAAACTCTCTGACATTTCCTAAACGACGGAATTTACCAGTACCACCTGCGGCTCCCAACGCGATCGACGTCGCGAAGAAAGCCTGCCAATCCGTGTCAATATAGCCTGAAGCGGCAGAAGTCGAAAAAGCCGTATCTGTGCTGAAAGATAAATCAGAGAATAAACCAGCACCAATTGTAGTAATGTGCGGCATGATTACTCCTTAAACGGCTGCTACGGTGTAAGGACCGTAGAAAGGCGTCTGAATGGAGATCGTGATGACAGCAGTGTTGGCGTCCGTCAACTGAGGGTTCAGCTGAAGAGCTTCCAACTTACCACCAAAGTACCACACGCTATTTCCAATAGTATCTTTACCGATACCCGTCGCTGCGGTCGAAGTCCAATCACCCGTGGGTGCGGCATTCAACAGAGCAAATCGGAAACCATGCATAGCACCGTCACCGACCAACGAACCTAAGTAGTTGGCCACGTTCTGCCAATCGGCAGGAATAAAGTTTAAAGTAACTTCAAAATTGGGAGCGTCGGCTTGGCCCTGGACCTGTTGCGAGGTCTTATAACCATAAACCGGAACGTTCACAATATTCGGCGGAGTGCCCATCTGGGGGAATTCGCGAATGTTTTGAATTCGCGTAAACTCTCCAGTGGCACCAGTGACGGCGTCACCATTTGCCAATTCGGCGGCAAACAGTGCAGCCCAACCGCTGCCAGAATCGCCTGGATCTGAGACCCAGGTTTCACGGCAGATGGCGAGATCTGAATACAGACCTGCACCAATCGTGCTGATATGTGTCATTACATAACCTCAAAATAATTGAATGGAATCGAGTAAGTAACCCTATAAAGAGTTGGATTATCTTTATCATTTCCTTTGTGGTCTAATGAACTGTTTCCGGGAAATTGAATCATTACTCCGGAACCAGTACTAATAGCCTTTCCAGATAAATATAAATCTAATTTGTCTGCAATTGTGGAAGATCTCTTTGGACCTCCACCCGCTTGTGTAAGTATGTCTATAATTAGAATACCAGAAACAGATTTACGGTTCGAACCTGCTCCACTCGGTATAACTGAAACTCTTATGAACTCACTCGCTCCGGCAACTCCCGTGAAGTTGACAGGAAGTGTTTTGATCTTCTCAGCTTTCCAAGCATCAGTTCCAAATAATGCATGAATGTCAGAGTCTAGTGTTGAATATTTACCCATATTAGCCCTCTTTAAAAATTTCGACTGTGGTCACATATCCATCGGTCGAAATTGGAGCACCTATTTTAAAAGTCTCGTTATTGATTATCACAGTGTCAAATAAATTAATATCGCCAATTTCTTTTGTTTTCAGCATCATTGAAGTGCGGAGGACGTTTCGATCCTCAGCATTTTTTGTAATATTCGTCACGATGGCCAAAGTGATCAAATTGGCTAAATTTACATTCTTAACGCCTAACGTATTAAAATTAAAAGTTGAACTCGCTTTTCGAACGAGAGTCACAGATGTTGCCAAATCGCCAACTAATTTAAAAGCCTTATCGACGTTCTTTTCAACCATCGATCTATAGCCCATTAGTTTGCCCTCCACCACATATTCATTCCTGCATTCATCAACAAGGGCTTGATGAGCTTCGTGACCGTGGATGGAATCGTACTCGCTGTATTAATTAAATTGAGACTAATTTGGCCAATCTGTAAATCCGTGACTGAACCAGTATCATCTAGGATACCGTCATTATTCAGTAAATGGTAAGCTAATTCATATGTAGCTGTGATAATTCTATCAGGGACTTCATTTGTTAAAGTAACATCCAAACCTAAACGAGGATCGAAATACGACCCTGCTCTTGGAAAAGCCAATTTTTGAGATTCACTTATGGCGGTGCCGATCCATTTATTTTCATTGAGTGTCGCCGAAGCAGTTATTAATGCTTGACTTTTCATTGGATCGGAGGCGGCGGTCCATGCGGCAACATCAAGGCGATCTTCAAAGTAAGTATTTGCTTCCGCAACAGTAACATAAGAATTAATGCCCTTTGATAATGCCATAAGTGTTTCCCTTACTTACGAGTGGAAAACAGGCAGAATGCCTAAGCTTAATGCAGACGAGAACTTACGATTCCACACGCCGACGCAATTGTCCGAGCCAGTCGTGTCGGTGACAGAGGCGAGAGCCTTGTAGGTCGCGGTCTCTTTGACGGCCATGTAATCGCTATCAAACGGGAACGCATCTTCAGGACCGACCCAATCGTAACCCGCGGGCGCGAGCACGTAACCCCAACGATACCAGATGCTCGTCGAGCCGCCACCGGCGTAGGTGTTCGCGTTACGATAGATTTCGGTCGGATCGGGAACGGTCAAACCAGCCATGGCGAGAGCGCCGGGGAGAACGATGAAGCTGGTCTTCGTGCCAGTGATGGCCACACCGGCACCATCATTGATACGATCAAGCTCAGTCGTCGAAAGACCCTGCGATGCACGCGTCTGAACCAGACGGAACTTGCCCTGGAAGATCGTGTTGAAGGTGACACTGCCGTCCACGACCTGCGTCGAATCAACCAGATTGGCCGAACGAAGCGAAGCCATAACTTCAGGAGAGGTGATTAAGTAAGCATACTCAGGCTCATAGTCCTTATAAGCCTTACCAAAGGCCTGTAAGAAGCCTTCCGCACGAGCTGCGCCCTGAATGATCGCCGTGGCATCGATTACCGGTTTGACGTTGCCGAGATCGACATAGAAGCCATAACGCTTGCTGGCCGGATCATTGTCAAAGGTCTGTCCACCAAGACCGGCTTGACCCGAAGCGCTGGAAGCACCTAAGAGAGCCTCAGAAATGGCAACACCCTTAAGAACCGACAGAATCGCGTTATGCTCATCCTGCGCACGAGTCTCGGCGAAGTCACGGCCGATCTTAGCAAGACCATCTTGCTGCGTAACGACCTGCTGCATGTTCACCTTCTCGGCGCCATGCGTACGGACGGTCTTAATATACTTCAGATACTCTGACGCATAAGTCGTCTTATTACCTTCCGCTGCGGACGTCAACGAAGCAACGTTGATCGTGGGATTCAGCGGCTTGAACCAACGCATCTGACCGACAAATGTTTCAGTGTCAGTCTGAATCTGCGGATTCGTGCCAACGATACCAGAGCCAGAAAGCTTCCTGGCATTGGTATAAGCTTCATCGGCATAGGCACCGATTACTGACTGGAGCACGAAATTCGTTGCACCAGCGAGATTTGTAATGACAGTCATCTAAATTTCCTTTGTTAGCCCCTCGGAGGAAGTTTTCCCTCCTGGGCGAGTTTAATAACCTCTTCTTGTGGCATAGAAAATAAAGATTTCTTGCCACCAGAAGAATCACTTTTACTTGTGGGACCGGATGCTCCACTACCAGTGGAAACGCGAGCTTTAAAGAGGAAGGCATTGTCATCAGCTTCTGAAAAATGCTTCACGAACTCCTTAATAGGAATTCCAGAACGATGTACCCAATTATTATGTTCATCGCGGACCAACTGCGCAACAACTTCCTTATAAGCCATTTCCACGGCCTTATCATTACGGAAGTTTAAGTTAGAGAGTAATCCACGAACTTCGACGTCTCTGGTCAATTCTGTATTTTGTCGCTCTAATGCTTCAACGCGGGCGCGTTCCTGTGCAAGCTGTAATTCAAAAGCTTCTCTTTCTTTTCCTTCTTCCTTTAGACGTTTGACCTCGACTTCTCTTTCTTTCTTTTCAAATTCTGCAATTTTCTTGAGAGCCGCGTCACGTGCTTCAAAAGCACTGTCTAACTTTCCCTTAATCTCTTTCAAACTCTTGTCAACACGTTCTGCAACGTATTTTTCCACGACTTCCTTATCCACAGGATCAGGAGTCACCGGCGGCTTAATTTCATCAGGCTTAACGCCATCAGGATTCAGTTCGCCGTTTGGATTCGGGTTAGCATTGTCAGTCATCATATCACCTTTGAGTACAACTCATTGTGGTGAAGATACAATCTTCACCGGAATTTTCCATCATGAAACGAATTTCACACCTGGGTTAATTTAACGGGTTCAGCTCAACCCACGCCATACCACCCAAAATCATTATCAAAATCATCAGTTGTTTCTTTTAAAATATCTTCAGCTCGAAGAATATCTTCTTTCGTTACAACTTTTCCACCAATTTTTGATCTACCTGGAACTGGAATTAAGCCAGTATCAATGGCTTCATTTAAATATTTATCATAAATTTTCTTTGGAAGACCTCTGGCCAACATCTCATCCAATGTCGCTTTAATTACATTTTTGTTTAATGTTTCGGCATAGATTTGCCGAAGTGCCTTTCTAGCTTTAAGCATATCTGTGGTATTTGTGAAAAAGGCATCATGAATTGTTGCCGTCGGTACATCATTCTTCAAGCCCCACAAATGAAAATTCTTAACGATCGTCGCATCGTTCGAGTGGTTTCCATTAACGGCATATGCTGTTCTAGCTTTAGAAGAATCTGCAATGTCGTTAATTTTTCCAGATTTATTTATAACCTGTTCCCACCATGTTGCTTCTGTCTTCTGGGGTACTTGCAGAACGTTAGTATTCCACTTTCCATACTTATCTTTATAATTTAAACGTTCTTCAAATGTTTGAGTGAAATTTTGCTCTAATATTTTTCCATCAAAATTTACCCAGGGAACGTTCGTCCAACTCTTTGGAAGTTTATTGGCATAAAATAATTCAAATTCATAAAGATTTTTAACTTGAAGTATTTCAACTTTAAAATACTTGGCGCCAGTTCTTCTATCATCTGGACTAGGAATACCATAAATTATTTCACTAAGAGTTCCATTTGGTTTCCAAAATCCAAATCTTTTAAGAACCTTCTCACTCACAGGTTCTCCAGCTTTAATGCCGAGAACTCTGCTTATATAATCAGGAAGAACATAGCCTTTCTTTTTATTGCCTCTGATTGTTATCTTACTTATTGTTTTCCAATCAAAGTCACTCTTAGATGGCTTGGCGTTCGCCAAATATTCTTCCGCCAATCTTCCGAAGAATTTAGTGAAGTCTTTTAATATAGGTGTTTTATCTTTCAAATGATCACTCATTATGGCTGCAATATTTTTGAAATCTTCTGGAGTCACAATCTTTTCATATTGAGTCGAAAGCTTCTCCACAAAATCTAATGTCTTAGGATCTAAGAAGTATAATTGTTCAAGAATATCATCACCAGGATCTAAGCCCTTATTGAAGATGTCTTTAATATTATTTCTCAATGTT